ATTCAAAAAGTGGATGGATCCATAGCCTTTGTAGGATACACTGCGGAGAACCTCTATGACTCCACCAGCTTCTGATGACAAAACAAATAGCCAGGAAGTAAAAGAGATCAACGAGAGTGATAGGATCCCTCTCACCGACAAAACCCTCGTAACAATCCTGATAGCTCATGGATGCGATTACACCTATCATCGGGGCTCCGGGAAGACATTTTTCTATTTTGATCCAGGTGAGACCCACGATATCCGAGAAGCCTGGAAACTCAACAAGTCGATCCCTATCGATGACGTTCGGAAGGTCTATAGGGCACTCGACTCCTTTCATTCTGCCGTGAGGGACTACTGAAATGATAAAATCTTTGTGCTTACCCAAGAGATTGGAGATCGTCAACCCGACCGAGAAAGAGATTGCCACGGTGAAAGAGTGGTACCGGCGCTGGTGCTATGCCTCGAACGGAAGGTGGTCTCGGATATGCGGCAGAGACCGGATACCTCATTGCAGAGTGACCACCGGAGGCCGTGAGTGGACACCAGGAAAGTAAAGGATATCGCCGTTTACTACGGCAAAGAAAAAGGCTTTCTCCACCCCACGGCAGTAACTATAGACGGGGCCTACTTGCCTGTTTCGGCAGTAGAAGTTATCACCCTGGTCGCTGATCAGATGGGTAATTTGCGCCTGACGATCCCTCTAAATCGTGTCCGGCTGGTTGTCGAGGATAATTTAGAGCAGGAAAGCGAGGATCCCTATGCCGTACCGTCTAAACCCCTCCAATAAGAAAGAGATCCAAGTCAAAAGGGCAGGTAAGTGGTTGCGCTTTAGACTCCATCCAACGGTCGGGAAAGCTGCCGCTCATTTGGCGGCTCTCAAGATAAACGTCAAAGAAGCCTAAATGCCCCGTAAAACGATCGCTCGGCTCACCGAGGATGAGATTGAGATCTTGAGGAGGGGGGTGGAGGATCCTAATCTCATCCTCGACTATTTCACCCGCAAACCCGGCCAAGACCATGGTTTTCGCCTGGATGATAACTTCGAGGATTGGGGGAAGTGGCAAGTCATGGTCTGTAAGGCCACTCAACAGCGTATCGTGGTTATTGGTGGCTTCGGCTCCGGAAAGACCAAGGGCGTCGGGGCTGGTGCGATCCCCTTCTGCCTGACTACCAAGGACTTCAAATTCATGAATGCGGCTCCGGTTGCCTGGCAGTCGGAGATCATGTATAAGTTCATCAAGGATGAGTTGGGCCGGGATACCCGCCTCGGAGACCTGATCTGGAACGCCCCCAAAAGTCCCTATCCAAATATCGAGTTCCGCTTCTACGTCGGCAGCTACCTCATGGTCACCACCATGGAGTTTATGTCAGCCGAGAAGAATGGCAATAACATCCTTTCCTGGGAAGGCGATTGGGTAAATATCGATGAGGCCGGAAAACTGGATGACCTGAGCGGCACGATTACCAACCTGGGTACCCGTATGCGTGGCACGATCAACGGCAGAGAGCGCCTGGCCCGGATGAGTATGACCTCCAACTCCTGGGATGATCCCGAGCTGTGGTATCGCTATGATCTCTCTCAAGACAATCCTGAAGACTATCTCTCGATTACGGTCTCTTCCAGGGCCAATAAGAACGTCACGCCTAAGCAGCTCCAATTGTGGCTGAAAGACATCCCTGAAGACGAACACGAACAGCATATCGAGGGCACCAGGCCGCAAGGCAAGGGACTTTACTTTTCAACGATCAAGGTTGCTGCCTGCGAAGACGAGAACTTCGACGGGCATATCATCGAGGGCGTCCAGAAAGGCTATCCAGGCTTCGAGATATCCAAATCCCCAGGGGCGGGGATCGTCTATTATAGAATTCCTAGAGGGGAAGGCCATAACTATATCCTGCTAGGTGATCCTGGGATCGATAATGCCCCCAATCGCAATGCCCCCGTTCTGGGGGTTTGGGACGTGACCGACTTCCCCAAAAATAAGATGTCTATGGCCGCTTTCTGGTGGGGAGCCGGAAACAAATCGATTACACCTTTCATCCGGCAGCTCTTGACCTTCATGGCCGCCTATGATCCGGCCTTTACCGGAGTGGATGCTACCGGTCCTCAGAAGAACACTAACGAGCTTCTGAACCTGTTCTTGCAAGGAAAGAGGTTCGAGGACACCCGCAGAGATGAGTGGCTTGGTGGGGTCGATGTGTCCAAGGTTACTAATCTCTACATCATGCCGATGGACTTCTCTTCCGGAAAGAAGTCCGCTTACTTGATTGCATGCCGGTTATACTTGGAGGCAAGCTTGATGAGCTGGCCCAGGATGGTTAGAGGAATAAGGAGCCAATTGACTAATTATGATCCCGCTAAAGACACTGGCGTTGCAAAAGCTAAACTTACTCAGGACATCGTTTCGATGTTCTGTATGTCTGCTTTCGCAGCGAGGCAACTCTTTTATTTCGATCCTGAAGACCAGAGCTCGCAGAAGGCTGATCAGGATCTTGAGCTTCTTGATCCAGATGCTGACCGAATGGTACGCCTGGCTGGAGAGGAGCGAAGTATACGATCAACCCTACGTGCTTGATCGCTCTCTTAGGCTCCCCGATCGGGCCCTTCATACCCACTATCGCAGACATAAGGGATTGTTTGAGGATTGACAGCCCCAAAAAACGTTGTAAAATGTATACACTAGCTCCTGCATGAGCTAACCGGGGGGAAATGTACTTCATCCGAAAGTAGCCCATGAACGCCACATTGTGAATATCTTGCTTTCGGATGGGGCGATTTGCTACCTCAAATTCAAGAGTTTTTTGAAAATCTGGTTCGGCCAAGACCAGAATTCAGTCTCCAGGATCTGGAGAACTTTCCCTATTCTGAGTACAACCGGAATATGTCTCGTTATACCCGACTGGAGAGCTGGTATTCAGGTGAGGCCCTAGACGAGACGGTCGAGCGACAAGGGAAAGAGATCGAGCTCTATCCGGTCAAGTACAACCCGCTCCCCAGGACAGTAGAACAGCACACCTATTACCTTTTTGGACAGGTGCGCCATGATGAACGCCCACTGGTCTACCCGAAAGTCAATCCTCCCGATACCACCAACGAAGGACAGATCAAATCGGCCAAGGATTTAGAGGACATTCTCTACCGCTTGTGGTCAGAGTCCAACGGCAGGGCTATCCAGTGGCAAAATGGAGCCCAAAGCCAGCTCTACGGCGGCAACATCTTCCGGTTGGTCTACACCCCCAAGGATCCTCTAAGAACGATCCCCCTTCGCATTGAGAGCATTCATCCTAAATCCTTTATCGGTATCCCGGACGGGGCTGATTTCTGGCGTATGCGAGAGACCTGGATCATCCGGGCCATCAACCACCGGGAGGCAGCCGAACATGGTGTGCTCCTGGATGAGAACATCCAGCCCTGGATGATCGAGCATACTACGGATGACGGGATCGAAGTAACTATCAATGGGGAGCCGGCTCGCCGCAACGAACAGTGGTTGACCCGAGAGAATAGATACGGCTTCGTTCCACAGGTCTATATTCCCCACATTCGGGTTTATGGCTTCTACGGGGAGACCTTTATAGAGAACGTCCAGGGGGTCATCCGAGAAATGAACTTGCGCCTGGCAGACTACGGCGATGCGGTTACCACGGACGCTCACCGCTACATGAAGATGAAGAACGTCTCCGGGACGCCCACGGTCCAGCAGATCGCCCCTGGGCTTTATGCTATCAACCTGCACTCCAACCCCTACATCACCGGCAACGAGAAAGAGCCTGACCTGGAAGAGGTCGGCACCAACCGGGCCTCCGATCCCATGCAGAAGCTTGGGGAGGCTCTCCTGGCAATCTATAGACGCCTGGTTTCCGTTCCGGGGATTGCCGATGGGGAAGACGAAGGATCTCAGAGATCGGCGGCTACTTTAGTGACTCGCATGATCTCTTTGGTTTCACACACCGACAGCGAGCGGATCTTCTGGTCTACCGGCCTGAACCTGCTCACCCGCATGGCAGTCAAGATGCTGCTCATGACCCCGCCAGACGTACTGGATATCAAGAATGTAGCCGTAAAACCTGAACACCTGCTCTACCCCATCAGGCACGAATGGGCACCTGTCCTACCGAGAGACCGGGAACTCCTGGTCCAGGAAGCCGCAACCCTCATGGCCGGTAAGTTAGGCTCCATCGAAAGGTTGCTGGACACCCTGGGTGTGGATAACCCCTCGGAGGAAAGGGACAAGATCCTCAAGGATCTGAAAGAGCTCCAGAAACTACTGACGCCTCCACAGCCGGAGGGTCAGGCCAAAGAGCGAGGTATTCCAGGATCGAGCCAGGAGGCCGCCAAAGGCACCCCGGCTAGAGAAGCAAATCAGGAGTAATCATGTTTAGGCCAATGTTTTTGTTCGATACGGACCCGGATAGCGGTACGGGTGGAACAGGTACACCCGGAGACGCCCCCGGCAACGGCGATCAAAACGCCGATCCCGTCAAGAAACCGGGGACGGATTGGGAAGCTGCTTATAAGGGTCTCCAAAGACTTCAGCAAAGGACCAAGAAGGAGCTCGATGAGCTCCAGGTCAAGTTCGATGCCCTAGTCGATGATCACGAGACCGAGAAGCAGACCCACAAGGAAATAACAGGAAAGTATTCCGAGCTCCAGAGACAGAACGTAGATTTGACTTCACAAGTGAAGTCTGTTCAGGAACAAGAGGCAAGCCGCACTCTCGAGCGTGATCGTTACAACCTGATCCTGAGCGAGTTCTCGGACTTGGCCTCCTTCGAGGCTGATAGTCTCCTGCCTACCGGAACCAACGTGGATGAGCTTCGAGAGAAATTCGAGAAGTTCCGCAAGTCGTTGGAGAAAAGCGGTAAGCAGCGAGTCAAGGACGCCCTTGAGGGTGAAGGGCCAGGCCCGGTGGGTGACGATAACAGCCGTGACCCAGGCAAGAAACGCTCCATAGATGAGGTCTATAACGAACTGGTTGCCCTGGGAGGGACCCAAACTCCAGAAGGCAGGGCAAAGTACGACAAGGTTATGGAAGAGTGGATTGCCCTCAATTGACCTTTAGGAGAATTTGATATGGCCGTAGGTGATTTCGATACCTATTATAGCGACGAGCCGTTCTCGGTTATGGATAAGAACCAAAGAACGTGGCTCGATCCAGACCTCATCGATATGTGGAGGCTGCGATCGGTCTTTCGTCCGGTATTGACCTTCACCCGCTCCCTGCTCGACGTTCGGGCTGCCAAGATGGTAGTCTCGCAACTTTTGGACCCCCATGCGGATACAACCCCGCTGGCGGCCCGGCAGATTTGGATGCCAAGTATGCACATCGACTCTCGGAACATCGAGATCGAGTTCCAGCACAACGGCGGCAAGATTGCCTTCCATAAGTATGACGAGTACATTACCTACTGGAAGAAGAACCGTCAGGCAGGCTTGCGGAGGATCGCTCGGGGAGCCTTAGGGCAAGCCGAAGTCGATATGAATGACCTCCTGGCCCGTAACGCCCTTATCCAGGGCGCTCAGAATACGGGCTACTCCCTCTATATGGGGAGTGCAACCAACTTCAACACCTTGACCACCGGGGATAAGTACGACCCCGACGTGGGCGCAGACATCTGGCTCGGCATGGCAAACCGTGGCATCGCTGAAGCTCTTGGCCCTACGGGTGCCGAAGGCTCCATCGTGGCCTACACCTCCCCCGGCGTCATTTATGACATCCAGGGTGCGGATGACTGGATCACCATGCAGGAGTACATGCAAGACCGGGCCCGGATGCGCTACGAGGTCGGTGCGTACAAGAACGTTCGCTACGTCCAGACCCCCAAGTGCAACCTGTGGAACTGTGGTGCGGTCATCGCTCGGGCAACCGTCTCGGCGGCTGTCACGGCTGGCGATGGCTCCCCGGCTCCGGCTACTGGCGTGAAGGTTGATGGCACATACCTGACCGGCC